TCACCGCGCTAGGCGTACGATAATCGTACAGCCCCACGCTCAGGCTCAACCCCTCGCGCAGACCCTCGCCCCACACAAACCGACCCTTAATCGGTGGAATCGGCTTTAAAAACGCGCTCGCTCGCTTCGCTCGCTCGCAACTCCGATAGTCCTACTCCACAAAGCCTTACCTATCGGAAAGCAAAAGCCTTACGTGGTCGCTAGCGCGACCCCAATGCTTTAAACGGCGGAGCCGTTGGTATACACTCTCCGCAAATAATATTTTTCCAGTATTTGGGGGCATACAATTGTCCGTATTGTACCTATAATTATAACAATTTGATAACAAAACGTTCGTTTTTGATATTTGAACGGGTTAGTATATATGTAAGGATAAACGAACGGAAGTCCCTAGTGAGTTTATCCTTCCCGCTCGGCAGCCTATGGGGCTGCCTCGCAAGGGGGTAGCGAAGCGCCTGAAGGCGCTGAGCGAAGGGGGATTTTATAACGGAGGTTTTATATGGCTGCTAAGGGTGGTCAAGAGCACCACAATGTGGCCAAACTCCGAGAGGCTAAGGCCAAGGTATTAGATTTTGTCCGTCAAGGGTTAGACCTTCAAGATGCGATTGCTCGCTCTGGTAGGAAGCCTGACGTGATGAAAGACTGGCGCAAAGATGCCCAATTTATGCGTAATTTGGAAGCAGCCAGAATAGAAGGCGAGCGCACCCTCAGCATTGTCACGGGGGATGCAAAGTTTAAGATAGGCTTTGAGGAGTTCTCATCTGAGTTTTTAGACTCCCCTATCTTCCCCCATCACAGGTCCTGGATAGATGTCCTTGAGGGGCGCGAGCCGTCCTACCTACACCCAGCGATGACCTATGAGCTAGCCAGCCCTAAGAGATTACTGGTAAATGTACCCCCTGAACATGCCAAGTCAACAGTCATCACGGTTAACTACTGCGTCTATCGAATTGCGATGGACCCGAATATCAAGATTACGATTGTCTCTAAAACTCAAGAACGCGCTAAAGAGTATCTCTACTCCATCAAGCAGCGGTTGAGCCACGAACGCTGGTCAAAACTACAGGCTGTCTATGGCAGTAGTGGGGGATGGAAAGAAGATGCGGATACTTGGAAGGCTGACAGGATTTATCTCAGCCGCGACTCGACGGAGAAAGACCCGACAGTACAAGCCCTTGGTATTGGTGGACAAATTACAGGAGCACGCTCAAATCTCGTTATCCTTGATGACGTTGTTACGACATCCAACGCACACGAATGGGAGAAACAACTCCTCTGGCTCCAGCGAGACGTAGTAACCCGTCTTGGTGATTCTGGTAAACTGCTCATTGTAGGAACCCGTATAGCCTCTAACGACCTATATCGAGAGATTCGCAATGGCGACCACTGGACAAGCGGTAAGACCCCTTTCACATATTTCTCTATGCCAGCGGTTCTAGAGTTAGATGAAGACCCTGAGAACTGGGTTACTCTATGGCCTAAAAGCCACATCCCTTGGGAAGGCTCGGATGAAAATATTCAACCTGATGAGAATGGTCTCTATCCTAAATGGGATGGACCAGCACTCTTTCGCAGACGTTCCGAAGTTAGCCCGTCGGCCTGGGCGCTTGTGTACCAACAGCAAGATGTCCAAGAGGACTCTATATTTTCCCCTATATGTGTGCAAGGAGCAATTAACAGACTTCGAAGAAGAGGACCTTTAAAACCTGGCTTTAACGGACATCCTAAAGAGTACGGGTCTTGGTATACAATAATGGGACTAGACCCTGCCATGACAGGCAATACTGCTGCTGTTATGCTCACGGTAGACCGTAACACCCGCAAAAGATATGTGCTTGATTGCGTCAACATGTCAGACCCAACGCCTCAAAAGATTCGTCAGTTGATTGAGGATTGGACCAAACTATATCATCCACAAGAATTACGTATCGAAATCAACGCACACCAGAAGGCGTACGCCCTAGACGATGACCTGCGTTCTTACTTGGCTTCTAACGGAGTCAGATTCTCTAGCCAGTTTACTGGTAAGAACAAATGGGATACCGCATTCGGCGTAGCGGCCATGAGTGGACTATTCGGAACCATGCGAAACAATCTACATCAAAAAGATAACTTAATAGAATTACCGTCACAGGATAACTCTGAAGGTATCAAGGCTTTAATCCAACAACTTATAACCTGGACCCCTGATACTAAGGGTAAAACCGACTGTGTGATGGCTCTTTGGTTTTGTGAATTACGTGCCAGAGAAATGATAAGTAATGCTAGTATCAACCAAAGTCACATCTCAAACAGGTGGGCTACAAGAAGGCAACTAGATAACCGTTACACAGTTAATGTGAACGATTACGAGTTGTCTATATACGAATAGGACTGTAATGGAATTTGATATCCAATCTATAGCGCGGCGCGTCGACAATATTAAGATGCGTAACTCTAGCCGCGATGCGCGTATGTCGGATATTCTTGCTGTGCGCAAGGGAGACATAAGTCGAATCTATCCAGATTTGTTCCCTGAGGGCATAGATAAATCTATGGTTGCAAACTTTGTGGATGTTGCTGCACGTGACTTGGCTGAGGTATTAGCGCCATTACCTTCTTTTAATTGCTCTACTACTAACGTTAACAATGATAAAGCCAGAGTATTTGCTGACAAGCGTACGATGATTGCAAATAATTACATTTATTATTCGCGTTTTCAGTCTCAAATGTATTCGGGCGCTGATTGGTATTTTACTTATGGATTTTTGCCAATTCACATTGAACCAGACTTTGAGGCAGAGTTACCACGTATTCGCATAGAAGACCCTATGGGTGTCTACCCAGAGTTTGATAGATTTGGTAGATGCGTAGCATACGCAAAGCGTTATTATAAAACAATTGGCGAACTTGCAGTAGAGTATCCTGAGTACGCATCGTATTTGCTCGGACGTGATGGATTTAATCAAGATACAAATTCGATGACTGAGATGATTCGTTATGCAGACAAAGACATTACTGTTCTGTATTTGCCTAATAAAAATAATTTAATTTTAAATGCAGTTCCTAATCCTCTTGGCAAGATGACTGTTTACATTGCAAAACGTCCTACAATTGACGATGAAATGCGTGGGCAATTTGACGATGTGCTTTATGTACAACTTGCTCGCGCTCGTTTTGCTAATCTTGCTATGGAAGCAGCAGAGAAGTCAATCCAAGCACCGTTGGTTGTTCCTTCTGATGTTATCGACCTTCCTATGGGTCCAGATTCTATTATTCGCACCTCTAACCCAGCAGGTGTTGGTAGGGTAAGATTAGATTTGCCACCAGCAGCTTTGCAAGAACAAGCAGCGTTACAGGCAGAATTACGTCTAGGTGCTCGTTATCCTGAAGGTAGAACTGGTAATATTGATGCTAGTATCATTACTGGGCAAGGCGTACAGGCGCTGCTTGGAGCTTTTGATTCACAGATTAAAGCAGGACAGACCATTCTTGGCGAAACGCTAGAGGATGTCTTAAAAACATGTTTCGAAATGGACGAAATCCTTTTCGATAAAGAAAAGAATGTCAGAGGTACAGCACAGGGTACTCCGTACGAGTTAAAGTACACACCAAGCAAAGACATTAAAGGTAACTTTTCTATTGAAGTGCGTTACGGTTTAATGGCAGGACTTGACCCATCGCGCGCTCTGATTTTCTCTCTTCAAGCACTTGGCGCTGATTTAGTGTCTAAGGACTTTATACGACGTGAATTGCCATGGAACGTTAATGTTTCTATGGAAGAACAACGTATTGAAATAGAAAAAATGCGTAGTAATCTAGCTGCTGCCGTAACAGCAACAGCTCAAGCGATTCCCGCTATGGCTACTCAAGGCCAAGACCCATCTACGTTAATTCAAAAAATTGCTGACGTTATTGAACGTCGTCGCAAAGGGGACACTATAGAGGCTGCTGCACTGGCTGTATTTACACCGCAACCTGCGCCCGAACAGCCTATGCAGGAAAAGATGGTTCCGCCAGGTACACAGGTCCCAGTTGAGACGCCTACGTCCCCAGTCGCTCCTGGCGCCTCTGGCGGAACCCCTACTGCTCCTACTGACCTAGCAAGTATTTTGGCTGGATTAGCAGGTTAATATGGCTACTAAGAAGAAGCCAGTTAAAAAAGTCGTCAAGAAAATGACACGACGACCTAGGACAGTAAAAGACCCAATTCTAACTAAGTTAGATTTTTGGGCTATTGCAACTAAAGAAGTTTATGATGCACTACGCAAAGCAGGCATGGACGAATCTACTGCTTTAGCGTTTGCTATGGATAGGTCAAGTTATCCTAACTGGATAATTGACCCAACCGACCCGATTAAAAACCCACTGGATGATTTCGACGAAGATGAGGACTAAACTATGTCAATGCAAGATGTTCCTGGCGGTCCTGGAGTATATGCTCGTCGTGAAGATTTAGGTAACGTAAAAAAGATTCAGCGCGAAGGAAAAAACATTGCTGAGGCTTCTGGTGGTACTTACGGAGAACGTAAGCAGTTAAATGAATTATCACAAGGCGCTATCACTAAAGTAGCAGAACCTGCTCCCGCTAATCCTATTGCTTCCTCTTTGCCTCCTGTTAATTTAATGGCACCAGGCGAAGAAGGAGTGCCGCTTTCTGATGGCGCTGCTGGTGGTCCTGGCCGTGACCGTTCTGCTTTGATGACACCTGTTGATGACTTTAATCAGGGTGAAATACTGGCTCGTGCTATGTATCTTGCTAATCCAACTCCACAACTTGCTAGAATTGTAGAAGCGTATAACGAAGAAAAACGGGGCTAAGTAGTGGCTGAATTAAAACAACCTACTCTAGGTCCTGCTGCTCAGGCTGTCTATAACAATAGCCAGGATTCTTTGCGCCGCAGAATTGCTATTCAAATGAATACTCTGCAACCAGCAATGTATACTAACTTTGAACAAATAGTTAATAAATATCCTGGTATGAGCAAAGACCTAGTTATGGCTATGGTCAGCCAAGGACTTACGGTTAATACGCCTGGAATTGGCAAGATTGTATCTATGGATGGCATATCGCAACTTAAAAATGATGCTTTAAACTTAGATAAAATCAAATCTACTGTTAAAAAAGACCGTGGTTTTCTTGGTGCTATCGGAGATACGTTTCGTAATGCTATTTATGACCCATTTAAAGGCGCTACTCGCCTAACTTTTGCTGCATTACGTCATCCTTATGATAGTCTTACGGCTGCAGTACGTGATATTTCAACTGGAAAGATGCCAAAGCCTCTTTATGGTAAAGAAACACAACTTGGAGCGTTACTTGCTGACACATTTGGCGGTAAACCAGGCGTAGATACGGGCTCTGGGTTCTTTATCAACCCTGAAAGCCGTGTTGGCAAAGACCAAGCCAAGGCTATGAGTGCTTATGGCAAAGTTTTTGGTGAATCTTTTACTATTGGACGCTTTGCTGCTAAATCAGTAGGCGCAACTCCTGACCAGACTGCATATAGAGTGATGTCGGGGCTTATTGATGCTACTTTAAACTTAGCAGCAGACCCTACAACCTATCTTGCTTTTGGTGCACTAGGTAAAGGTGCTAGACAAACCAAAAAAGTTCGTGAAATGGTTAAAGAGGCTGAGCCTTTTAATCAACCAAAGGCTAAGCGTTTAGAAGATTTAGATGCTGCGATTACTGGTTTAGAGCGTAAGCGTTATGATTTAGTAAAGAAAAATGCTAAACGAGTCGAAGATAGAGTTTTAAAGAAAGAACGTAAACTTCTCGAAGTTGAACAACAGAAATCTGATGCGCTTTCTAAAACTTTAACTTCTATTTTAAATGTTTCCAAAATAAGTGCAGAAGGTTTAAAAAAGAATCCTCTTGCTCAAGAAACTTTATCAGTTGAGAATATCACAAGATATATTTCAACTCACGATAAAGTTGAGAGTGGAGAACTTGTAAGGGCTATTGGCAAACTTGGCGCAGATGTCAAAAATACCAAAGGATTTGTTGAAGGCAACATCATTCTAGATGAACTACCTTCTGCTGGCAAACTCTCTATTGGTGTACACGGTCTTGATGAGTACTTTGTAACTGCTCTTACCGATGAACCCTTAAAAGTACTAGACCTAAGTGCTGACTTAGGTTCTTTAACTGGTCAAGCATTTAAAGATGAACAATTCCGCCGTACTCAATTTTTAGATGCCTTAAAGGCGCTTGCTGATGATACAAGCATAGAACGTCCAATTAGAGACATTTTTACTGACGTTACTAAATTATCTCAAGAAGATGTTATGGCTCTTAAGGGTTATGCCTGGGCCACACTTTTTAATGACCAACCAGGTAACTTTAAAACATTAAGTGATTTTTTTGTAAAAATTGGTGCATCTGGTAGCACTAAAGCAATGCAGTTGGCTTTTGATGAGATGTCAAAGATTTGGGATTGGGATGCTATTGCTAACGTACGTAGTATCTATGGAGAAACTGGTGGATTCTTAATAAGTGGAACAAAGCCATATTTCGGAATTCGTCAAGCAGAAATTGGTAATGCGCTAGCAGAGATTGCAGACCCAACTAATCTTGGTCCTAATATGCTTAAATTGGTACAAGGTCTTAAAACCAACGACGAGTCTATCGCTAAGGCACAAGCAGATTTAGATAAGGCTATAGTCGAACGCGATGCTTTTGCTGAAAGAGTCAAAGAACTTGACATATTCCGTGAAGTAGCAAATCAAGATACTGCAACAGCAACTAGATTATTAAGTGACCCAGAGTACAAAGGTCTACGTGGA